TTCTTCTATAATGTCATCTATTTGTGGATTAAATTCTGTTTCTTCAGAAGTTGGTGAAATAGTCAGAGCATTATTACCCATGCCGCTGTGATTAATACAATAATAAAATAAATATGGAGCCCCAGTTTGTTTGACAGGTGCAACATTGATAGTTGTTTTACCATCAGTTCCTGGAGTTCCTGTTACAGTTACACCGGTAGTATACTCAACGCCTCCGCCCCACGTTCCATTGTCTGTTGTAGAAAGAGCAATACGGTGTGTTTCGTTTGTTGAATCAGACTGATCAAATATGTAAGTATTGCCTTCTTGTAAGTATAAGACAACATTAGCCTCTCCATTCAGGTAATATTTATTACCTGTTCCATATTTGTTAGTCCCCGTTGCTACGGTTACTTTGTAAGTTATAGTAGCCATTTAAACTCCTAGCCGTGTAGCAATGTTACCGAAGTAGCTGTTGTTACAATCTCAAACTTCAAAGATGTTTGTGCTCTAAAACCTGTACCTGGAAACTGCATATATGTAGTTGAACCTGGACCGTTAGTTGTATTAGTAGCTGGAATTAAAAATTCAGCTAACACAGTCGTATTATCTTTTATCTTAACTGTAGTTGCGGCTTGGCCACCTTCTTTAGATACATAAAGACCTAAAGCTCTGCCTGGTGCTCCTGTGCCAGCTGCATTGTGAACTGCTACAGATGAAGCTGTTGTTGATTTAATATCTACTGGATATGTACTCATTAATTTTCTCCTTAAAATTATTTGTGGGGCCGAAGCCCCACATTAATTATTTATTAGTCAGTATGGTTTCTTCCTTGGGAATAAACAATACACACTCTAGCTTTACCAGCACTTGCTGCTGATCCAGATGGGATGTATTTCGCTGCGATACGAACATCGCTAGTTCCAACATTTTTCCACTCAGTACATATAGCTGTTGCTCCAAGAGCGACTGTTCCAGCCGTTCCTACTTCAGCATTATCAATATATAAATCTGAGTTACCAACTATACCCACATCTAATTTATTAGTTGTTCCAGCATCGAAAGCTGTTTCAACATTAACAAAAATATTTTTAATGTGTGATTTAGCAGGAATTACCACGTCTTCGCTTGTGTCAGTTGTGTCAGTGTGAGAGATGTGAAATGATTGTACCATTAACACATGTCCTGTATTTTTTACATCATCTCCAACTGTAGTTCCAGTTGTGTTTCTAATCGTTCCCGCTTTAATCGGTCCCGAAAATGTAGTGCTTGCCATAATTATATCCTCCTAGTTTCCGAACATAGTCTCTAGGCCGTCGACTATACTGCGTCTATGTTCTAATTAATTGTATAGTGTGTCTTTTATACAACACATTTAAGTAGAGCGCAAGAGAGCCTGTAATGTGAATGGAATTTATTCAACGATGTAGCTTTTTTATTAAGTAGCTACTGAAACTTGGGGAGCAGAACCTTCTATAATGTTTTGCTTATGGGCAACAGCTGCTTCTTCCAGCTTTATTTTTGTGATGATCTCTTTGACTTTGTCGTCTATTCTGACCATCTCAAGAGTATATCTACCATTAGACAGATGCTCTTGTTCCCACTTCAACTCCCAGGACCTTTTTTGTTTGTATAGGTCTTGTATCATCTATAACCTCCTCAAAAGTTATTCGATTTGTTCTCGTGTCATAAGTTTCTCCGAGATACTCCCACTTTATACTATTCTCTCCCAGTTTGTCAAGTATAGCATTTTCAACATCTTTAGGGTTATCATTAGATTTTATTTCAAATCTAGCATGATATTGATAAGCCCAAATATTTATGAGGAATTTAGTCATTTTCTCACCCTGAATTAAAAAAGGGGCCATTTTAAGGCGGCCCCTTTAAATTATTTATTACGTTGCGTTTGAACCGAAGATACCTCTTGGATCAGAAAATCCGAATACGTATCTTTCTCTCGCTTTGTATCTAACGTTGCCTGTATCAAAGTCACCTTCCATTGAAGTTTTGATAGGTGATCTGTTGAAGTGTTTCAGACCATTAGGCACATCAGTTTTAAGGAAAAATTTCTTCGAAGCAGTTAAGTAATTATTTACTGTGTAACCACCAGGAATCATATTCATATTTCTGAGTGCGTTAATGTCGTTATCAGCTGTACCTGTTCTACCAGCAGAATTCATAATTCTGTCAGCAGTAAACTGAAGCGCTGAAGGTATAATTAATTTTACACCTGTCGCTGCAATTTTTAGGCCTCTTTCATCAGTAAATGCATTGATATCAATCAATGATTGTTCTAATGAAGTTTCATTAAGTTCAGCAGGTGTTGACAATTCGTTTGAAAACGTACCAGCTAATGTAGGGTGGTCAGTAGCGCAAAGCTCTTTACCATCTCCACCAGCGAAGTTTGCATCAAACGCATTATTTAGAACCGCTGCACCTTTAATGTTTTTTGTAGATGCCATAGATCTAGCTAAAGCTTTCGTATATCTAGAAGCTAATCTATCGTAGAGGTTATCTTCGATAGCTTCTTCTGTGATAGCGAATGCTAACGCGATTGTTTCGTTTGTATAACGAGCTGTAAAAGTTTCTTGAGCATCGTCGAAAGTTACACCCTGTCCTTCAGGTTTAACTGCCGCGTTTGAGAAACCAGCTAACATTACTTCCTCTTCGAAAGCTCTGTCTGATGTTTCAGTGTCA